AGACCTTTATCAATAACTGATTACCCCGGCAATTAGTCCGGGCTTTCTTGTTAAAAATATATTGCAAAAACATTAAAAAAAAGTTGCAAAATAACGTGACTTTCCGTTAATTTGCTGTAACAAAATTTAAACGCAATGAGCACAACAGTAGAAACCCCAATGAGCCAGGAACTGGCCATTATTGAGCAATCTAGCCAGCTGTTTCAGCAGGCTGGCCCTGTATTAAAGCAGCACGTAAATAGCCGGATGGCTGCAATGAATGCCGGCAAACAGTTACTTGACCAGGCAGGCCTGGGTATGAATGAGCAGCTGGATGAAAGCATCAAGGGCTATCTGGTTAAAATCAATAAGACCCTGGAACGCATGAAGAATGACCGGGCACCTATTACCCAGATTTTTGATGAAATCAAAAAACTGTACACCAGCAATGAAAAGGAACTGGATATCAAGTCTGCCAACAGCATACCCAACCAGCTGCAGCATTTTCGGAATGACTGGGCTGCTGAGGTGATTCGCAGGAATGAGGAAGCCAAGCGCCTGGCAGAACTGAAATTTAAGCACCAGGGCCAGCGTACTGAGTTTGTTGCCTGGGTGCATGAAACGATTGGCAGGAGTTTGCTTGCCTTCCAAGACCGGCGCAAACAGTCATTGACAAAAGCCTTTAGTGAAATTACCCTGGAAAATTTTGATGATAAGAAAGCCGGTTTAAGTGGCCTGAAAACAGAATTCCCCAGAGAAAAACTGCATGAGGTTATTGCTTATGAATTACCCCGCCAGCAGTTTGATCTGCTGAAAGAGGAAGATTACCTGGAACTGCAGCCGAAAGCCCACACAGCCTATCCGTTTGAGGCTTTCTTTACCAGCTTTAAAACCCACATTGATCTGCTGAAAAATGAACTGCTGGAAAAGCTGCCAGGGTTGAAGGATGAACTGCTGAAAATGAAAGAAGCCCAGGAACGTGACGCAGCGGAGTATGCCAGGATGCAGGATGAAAAACGCAAGCGGGAGGAAGCTGAGCAGCTGCGTATTAAGCAGGAACGGGAGGAAGCTGAAAAGAAACTGGCTGAGCAGGCACAACTGCAGAAAGCCCAGGGCCAGGCGGTGGCCATGTTTGAGCAAACGGCTGAAACTGCGGAGGCTATGCAGCAGGTGGGCGAAGTGCGCAATTCCTTTGAGATAGTTGTTAAGCACCATGCTGGATGGGCTGAAATCTTTCAATTCTTCTACATGCGCAATTGTGCTGAAATGACCATTGAGGATATGGGTAAGAAAACCCTGAATGCCATGAAAAAGTATGCGGAGGATATTGCTAAGAAGGACGGCACCCGGATTGAAAGCAAGTATGTGGAGTACAATTCTGTGGTGAAGGCGGTTAACCGTGCAACGAAATAACCAATGAAGGACCAATATTATAACAGGCGTGAGGTTAGTAATTCTGACCTCACTGCCTTGTACAAATATCTGTACGGGCCTGGGTACGTACTGGACCTGGAAAATGCCTTTCGTTTTGGCAGCCTGCTGGATGCCATGCTCACCGAGCCCCACAAAGTTGACTTTCTGGCCAGGTCCCTGGATGGCTTTGTGTACCCGGTTGATCAGTGGGAGTTGGCAGTACAGATGAAACGTAAATTTTTGGAGGATCCATTTTGTAAGCAGCTGCACCAGTACAGCGAAGGGCAAAAAGTGAGCACTGCCTACGGTATGCCGGTCCACCACCTGGGGATGGATTTTAAAATGGATTACCGCTGTAAGTGGGATTTCTATGCCAAGCCAACCCTAGACATTTGCGCCGATCTGAAAACCACTGCCTGCACTACTGAAAAGCAGTTTATTGAAAGTATCTGGAATTACCAGTACAACCGCCAGGCGGCACTGTACATGGATATTGAAGGCGTGGACCGCTTTATGCTGATTGGCCAGTCTAAGGTTAATCTGAAAATCTTCAAAGTTGCCATCCGTAGGGGTGATGAAATGTTCAAAGCAGGTAAAGAACTGTACAGCGAACTGAGTTGGCTGTACTATACACTATTCAATGACTTTAAAATTTCTGCCTGATGAAACGAACAACCAACATCAATCTATTGGGCCAGCTGCTGCAGGGGAAGTACCTGCTGCCAGCAACCAATCACAACGGCATCCACGGCTTTAAACTGTACACAGGTAAGCAGGTGCCAGTAGGTTTTTTCCCAGCCAGTGGGCGCCAGTATAAAACCGTGAAAAACATACTACGGAAGGACCGCAAAGGACGGTGCCTGGTGAACATTAATTCCATTAGACAGCTGCACGGCAATGACAGCCGGAGAAAATTTTATAACCAATTCAATCGAAATGCATGACCATCAAAGAAACTCCCCAGGGGTACCTGGTGCAATTTGATTATGACTATCTGAAAGTAAAAGCGGTAAAGGAGATACCGGGCTCCAAGTGGAACAATAGCACTAAAACCTGGACCATCCCGCTGGACCGTACCCCAGAGGTAAATGCCTTGAAAAAAAAGTTCCATGTGCTGGATGATGATATTGCCAACCGGCCTGAAATCTGGGATGATATACCACCGCTGCCAGATGTTCATTTTGACATTGCCCTTAAACGTGAGCCATTCCCTTACCAGCGCCAGGGTATAGCCAGGGGGCTGGAATTAAAGCGCCTGATCATTGGGGACCAGCCAGGCCTGGGTAAGACCGGGCAAAGCATTGGAATCGTACAAGGCGCCAATGCCTTTCCCTGCATTGTGGTGTGCCCTGCTACACTGAAAGAAAACTGGAAACGGGAGTGGGGGTTATGGACCAACCGCCGGGCAATGGTATTGAATGACCGGGTGAAGAAAACCTGGCAGCAGTATGCAAAAATGGGCCTGGTTGATGTGTTTATTGTGAACTATGAAAGCCTGAAAAAGTATTTCGTGGAGGGCATTTATAAAGAGAAAGATGCACCCCTGCGATTGAACCACATAAAATTCAATGCCAACATTGACCTGTTTAAGAGTGTGATTATTGATGAAAGTCACCGGTGCAAAGATGGCAGCACTCAACAATCCAAGTTTATGATGGGGCTGGCAAAGGGTAAGGAGTACGTGCTGGCATTGACAGGTACCCCGGTAATCAATAAACCGAAAGACCTGGTGAGCCAGCTGCACATCATTCAGCGCCTGGGTGACTTTGGTGGGTATAAGCATTTTATGGGACGGTACTGTGATGGTGGTTCAGGGGCCAATAATCTGCGTGAATTAAACTACCGGCTGCATACCACCTGTTTCTTCCGTAGAGAGAAAAAAGAGGTACTGAAAGACCTGCCTGATAAAATGCGCCAGGTACTGGGGTGTGATATTACCACCCGGAATGAGTACACCATTGCTGAAAACCATTTCGTGAAATACCTCAAAGAGATTAAGGGCTGCACGGATGCAGAGATTCGCCGGAAACTGCGGGGTGAGGTTATGGTACAGATGGGCATACTGAAAAACATAAGCGCCAGGGGCAAATTGAATGAGGTACGTGATTACGTGGATGAAATTCTGGATGCAGGTGAAAAGGTGATTCTGTTTGTCCATCTGAAGGAAGTGGCCCAGGCATTGAAAGCTGCCTATCCTCATGCTGGTATGATTGCCGGAGGGGTAACCCATGAGCAGCGTCAGCAGGCCGTTGACGCCTTTCAAACAGACCCGAACATGCGTGTAATTATCTGCAGTATCAAAGCTGCAGGCGTGGGGTTAACCTTAACCGCGAGTTCCCGGGTGGGCTTTGTAGAATTTCCCTGGACGTTTGCAGATTGTGAGCAGTGTGAGGATCGTGCCCACCGGATTGGCCAGCATGACAGCGTGCAGTGTACCTACTTCCTGGGACGCAATACCATTGACGAATATTGCTATGAGTTAATTCAAAAGAAGAAAACCATAGCCCAGGCGGTAACTGGTGGCAATGATGGCATTGAGGATGAATTTATTGATGAACTGATGGATTTATTTACCAACAAAAAAACTACGAATGAACCAGCAGCAATTGACTGATTTTTTTAAACTGGTGCAGGCTATGCGTGAGGCGCAAATTAAGTATTTCAGCAGCCGTACAGATAGCAACCTTCGGGAAGCCAGGCGCCTGGAAAGCCGGGTGGACCAGCAGCTGCAGGCGCTGAACATTGCACCGAATAAGCCTTCCCAGCAAATAAATTTTTTTTAAATAAATATTGCAAAAACATTGTAATATTGTTGCATAACGCAAAAGAAAACTGGATATGAATGCAGGATGGATAAAGCTGCACCGCAAAATGATGGATAACGCCAGTTATTTCTCAGAGCCTTTCTGCAGGAATATGGCCTGGGTTGATCTCCTTTTATTAGCCAATCACGAAACCGGGTATTTCCGGGTGAGGGGTATCAAAGTAACGGTCAAACGTGGCCAGGTAGGCTTCGGCATAGAAAAATTGGGCCAGCGCTGGCAGTGGAGCCGTGGTAAGGTTGAGCGCTTTTTAACTGAGTTGGAAGAGGACGGGCAGATAGTAAGGCAAAAAAACAATGTAACTACTTTGTTATCAATAGTTTGTTACAATGATTACCAGGATGATAGTAAGGCAGATTATACAGCAGATAGTAAAGCAGACAGTAAAGCAAATTGCAAAGCAGACGGACAGCAAACAGTAAAGCAGACAGACATAAACAAGAATGAAAAGAATGAAAAGAATGATAAGAATGAAAAGAACGATAAAGAAGTAGAGAGAAAGAAGCCGGCTGCACCGGCTACACCCGCCTATAAAAAAAATAAACATCTGTTTGACGCTTCGCCGTATGCCAATATTGAAAACCTTGAAATGTACTTTCTGGGTAAACACCCCTTTGATACCGCGGACTTACACCACTACCATCAAGCTGCCTTAACCTGGTCAATGAGCAATGGCCAAAAAAAATTGGACTGGGCACTTACCATCCAGAACTGGATGCAGCGCGATTACCGGGAAGGAAAATTGATAACCAAAAAACATACTACCAATGGAGCAAACCAACGAACCACAACCATTGAGCACGCTGATGCCGAAAATGGAACAAAAGTTTTTCGAGGACTATAGCCATATTCAGCTGACGGAAACGGAAGTGCAGGCAGCCCTGTACCGTGCCCGGATGATGAAAGCCAGAAAGCTGGAAGAACAGGAAGCTGAGCAGCAGCGCCTGCAGGCCATTGAGCAAATGAAAAAACCATGGACTAAGGACCAGCTGCTGTTTGAACTGCGGGAACGTGCAAAGCGCTTGCCATTTAGGTTTTCCGTGGATGATAACAACCGCAAAGTATTTGATCTGCTGCTGCTGTATTTTACCGGTGACCCAGCTTTTGAACAGCAGACCTACATAGGCCATGATGGCCAGGAACACAATTACACTTTCCGGAAGGGCTTAATGCTCAGCAGCCCGGTGAGGGGTACCGGCAAAACCGTACTGATGGAATTATTTAGCCGGACGCCTGGGCGCTCTTACGTGGTAGTGCCGACCAAACGAATTACCAGCTTTTTTGAGGCAGATGGGGATGCAGTTATTACCCGTTTCAGCCAGCCGTGGCGCTGTGAGCCTACACCGGAATTTTTCTACCAATCACCCATCGGTATCTGCTTTGATGATCTGGGTGACGAGGAAATCAAAAACCATTTTGGCAACCGTGAGAATGTGATGGCACGGGTAATAAGCCGGATTTATGATGAAGCTACGGACAAGGCGGTGTTTAAGTATTTCCACTGCACCACCAACTTGACCGGTAATGAACTGCAGCAAAAGTATGACAGCAGGGTACGGAGCCGGATGCGTGAGATGTTCAATTTTATCGAACTACCAGGCCATGACCGTAGAATATAGCTGAGAGCCATCACCAGCCTGCTGAGCGCCGTATCTGTCCGTGCCCTATGCCTACACATGCAACCCAGTTTTTAACCCAAATAAACACGAAATGACACGCAAATTTTGGAAAACAGTGACCATTAGCCTGATTGTTGAGGCATTGATTGTACTGCTTTTTTTGTCCTCCTGCAGCCCAGCTAACCAGGCATACCGTAGGCACGGTAAGACCTGCACCAGTCCCGGAACCATTGGCACCGGCACCTCAACAAAGGACGTTTTGAAATTCTGGAAAAAAATGCACAAGCAATGAAAGCAGCTGCCAAAAAAATTGGACCCAGGTACTGGATAGGCATTGACCCTGGTACTAAAACCGGCCTGGCGGTATGGGATGGGTATAACAAGCGCTTTGAATCAGTTGGTGGTATGAAAATACACCATGCACTGTTTTACGTGAAACAGTATGCAACGGAGCACGGCATTGACAACGTGGTGGTCCGGCTGGAAGATGCGCGGAAGCGCACCTGGTTCGGGGATACCGGCAAAGAACGGATGAAGGGCGCCGGATCGATCGAACGGGACTGCAGTATCTGGCAGGACTTTCTGGATGATCATAAGATACAGTACATGCTGGTACACCCGAAAAATGTACGGACCAAGCTACCGGCCATGACCTTCCAAAAGATCACCGGCTGGAAGGAACAAACCAATGAACACTCCCGGGATGCCGCAATGATGGTGTACGGGATTTAAACAGTTTTTTTTAACCCTCAATATTAAAATCATGCAACAATTTATGCCTGAAGTGAGCGCCAAAGAAAGAAAGGCGATCATGGAATCTAACAGTGAAAAGGTTGAAAACACCACCTACCTGAAACCATTAACGGATGAAGAAGTGACTGCCAAGCGTGAACTGCTGGCTGACAATTCCATTAAACTTTCTGACCTGGCCGAAAAGAAAGCCAGCGCCATGAAAGAGTTTAAGCTGCAGATGGATCCGCTGGCCATTGAAAACAACATGCTGCTGCACGAGATCCGTTCTAAGCAGAAAAAAGTGGATGGCACCCTGTACCACATGGCCAACCATGAAACGGAGATGATGGAAATATATGACGAGGATGGCTACCTGCTGGAAACCAGGCGCCTGCTACCATCCGAAAAACAGGCCCGGCTATTCATCCACCGCAAAGTGATGTAACTCTTTTTTTAACCAATAATCAATTTTAAAAATGGAACAGAAACTGAATTTTAATGTAACCGGCAATGAGTTTGAAGTAAGGCAAGGGACGGCTGCGCCTATACCTGCAATCAAAAGTTTAAGCATAGCAGGCACCATCGGCGCCCCAGCCATCTATTATGAGCACCGGTATTATACTGCTGGGCCAGCCATTGGAGAACTGCAGCAAATGGTAGATAAAAAAACCAGCATTGTAATTGTTGACCGTGAAAATATGACAATCAGCCTGGCAACTAACCCCAACCATGAGCATGGAACCCATGTAGTTGGAAAGCTGGAATTGACCAATGAACTGAAACAGTTCCACATTAACGAGAACCATCTATTCACCAGGGAGCAACTGCTGAAGCTGCTGAAATTTAACCGGCGCTTTTTTAATGACCAGGGCCAGTATCAAAAACTGGTGGATGCTTACACCCGGATGAACGTAAAAACGGCATCTGATCTTTCCCAGGAAAGCGACCAGCGTGGGAACAAAAACCTGGCATTCAATAAGACAGTGCAGGCTGAGAACCTTCCTACATTTTTTGTGCTGAACATACCAATCTTCAAAGGATTTGAGGACGTAATTTTTTCAGTTGAAATCTGCCTGGAAGCAACTGATGCAGCCGTGCGTTTCTGGTTTGAATCCGTAGAACTGTTGGAGTTGATTGAAAGCAGAAAGCAGGAAATTCTGGAAAAGGAAGTGGCAAAAATGAATGAACTGCCTATTATCTGGGCGAATTAATTAACTACCCTGCAGCGATCGTGACGGGTTGCTGCAGGGTTTAACCCTACAAGATGAACTCAATAAGCATAGTTACTAATGAGGACTGTATGCAAATGATGAAACGCTATCCTGATAACTATTTTGATTTAGCTATCGTTGATCCAGAATATGGGCGTGGAGAACATGGTGGCAAAAACCGATCAAAGCACGTAAAACAAGCAAACGGAAGTAAGCTATTTGTCCCTGATGGCAATTATTTGAAAAAAGACTGGGACAGCCAGCCAGCCAGCCGTGAATACTTTACTGAATTATTTAGAGTTTCAAAAAATCAAATTATTTGGGGGTGTAATTACTATGAGCAACCCTTTGGCCCTGGCAGAATTGTATGGGATAAGGTTAATGACGGCAGCGACCAAAGCAACTGCGAATTGGCGTATAATTCAATGACCAACAGAGTTGACATTTTTAGATTTATGTGGCGTGGCATGTTTCAAGGTAAATCAATAAACGAAGGCCATGTACAGCAAGGAGATAAGAGAAAAAATGAAAAAAGAATACACCCAACTCAGAAACCCGTTGTATTATATCAATGGCAGATCGAAAAATTTGCTAAACCTGGCAATAAAATACTTGACACTCATTTAGGTTCTGGTTCTTCAAGAATTGCAGCTTACAGTTTGGGCTTTGATTTTTGGGGTACAGAGATAGATGAAGATTATTATAATGACCAGGAAGCCAGATTCAAAAAATATACCGCACAATTTTCAATCAATTTTAAAACTACTTAGAATGAAGTTTATCCCCAAATTATTCATGACCGAAATGGTGCAGGCTATTCAGGAAGGACGCAAGACGGTGACCAGGCGCCCCATGAAGCCCCAGCCAATTGTTTTCAATGAGCATTTCCCTTTGCCTATACCCGTAAATGAAATGAGTAAACAGTTAAAGCAGTTTGCCAAAAAAGGGTACACCCAGATTTATACATCTGGCCCATTATCCGGTAAGATGGGACCAGCCCTGCCAGCTGCACCAGGTGATATTATTTGGGTAAGGGAAACCTGGGCAAAATCAACTGATATACCCGGATTTGAACCAATAAGCGGATGCGAGGATTACAGTGATTTATTTATTTATCGGGCAGATTTTAACAATGAACCAGTGGATTGGAACTGGAAGCCTAGCCTGTTTATGCCAAAAGAGGCCTGCCGATTTTTTCTGAGAGTTAAGGACTGCAGCTGGCAGCGACTGGAAGAAATAACAACCAATGAGTATTGGAAGGAAGGACTGGATACAGAATTGGATTATGAAGATGGAATTCTTGATCTTGAAAGGAAGTGGGTTGAATTGTGGTGCGGCATGTACCATGAGTACAGCCCTGGCCAATGGGTAAGCCGTACTGAGTTTGAAGAAATTGGCCCGGATGAACTGCCAGCTATAAGAGAGCAATTTTTAAATGATAAAACAGTAAAAATTTAGTTATGCCAGAACAGAGCAGCACAATAATCCAGACCAGCAAATTTTTGGAATTCAAAAAAGCAGATGGCCAGCACTTCAATGGAAAGCAATTGTATAATGTTTTTAACCGCAAAAATAAATCACTGCTGGCTACCGTCTTTTACTATCCTCCCTGGAAGAAATACTGTTTTACCCAATCTGACCAAGGAATTGTTTTTGATTCAATCTGCTTAAAAGAGATAATAATTTTTATGGAATTTCTTAATCTAAACGCATTAAAAAAATAGTCATGGAAAAGCAACTGTTTGAAGAAGCCATCCGCTGGCAGCGCCAAACTATCAAAAGTGCAACCCCGGAAAGCTGCATAAAGCACCTGAAAAAAGAACTGGATGAACTGCTGGCAGATATTGAAGCCGGACGTGCTGGTGCAGCAGCACATGAATTTGCTGATTGTTTTCTGCTGTTATTTGGTGCAGCTGATCGCTATGGAATGAACTGGCACCAGATCAACTTTTACATTGAGGAAAAAATGAACATTAACCGTATGCGTACCTGGGGCGCCGTCAATGCAGATGGTTTTCAGGAGCATGTAAAGGAGCCTAATGTTTCATAAATGCTGTGAATTAATTTAATTCGTATTAAATTCGTACCATACAAACAACCGCCAATGATTAAAGTAACCCACACGGAAAAAAAAGTAGGGGAGTTAAAGCTGCTGGATAACAACCCCAGAACCATTAAAGACAAAGATTTTCAGGTGCTATGCGACAGCCTACGGGCCAATCCGGAACTGTTTGAAGCACGGGCCTGCCTGGTGAGCGACCGGACGGGTGAACTGGTAATCATTGGCGGTAATATGCGCTACCGTGCTGCAGTGGAGATCGGTAAAAAGAAAATACCGGTTATCATCATGAGTGGCCTCACAGAGGAAAAGGAGCGTGAGATCATCATACGGGACAATGTGCAGAATGGTGAATGGAACTGGGACATGCTGGCCAATGAGTGGGACATGGGAGAACTGGCAGACTTCGGCCTGGAAATTCCAAACTTCAATCTGCAAGACCCGGATGAAATGGATGGCGCTCAAAACAACTCAGGGGCTGAGGAAGGCGCTGAACGTGGCAACGTGGTACAGTATAACATCATTTTCAATGATACGGACGAGTACAATGCCTGGATGGCCTGGATTAAACAATTGAAACAGGGCAGCCAGGATGATGATCGTACCATTAGCCAGCTTATCCTGGCTGAAATTAAAAAGCTGCAGGCATGAGTGAAGTGAAGGCAGATAGTAAAAAGCGCCGGTACATTGATCAGAATGTATATGATGCAGCCCTGGAACGCATCAATTATGTGCTGGACACCTTTGATTCTATTTGGGTGTCATTTTCTGGTGGCAAGGATAGCCTGGCCGTTTTGAAGCTGGTGGAGGAAGTGTATGACCAGCGTGGCATCACCAGGCCGATCAATGTTATTTTCCGGGACGAGGAAGTGATACAGGATGATGTGATTGATTATGTCAACACTTTCCGGACCAACCCCAGGTACAACTTTAAGTACTATGCTGTACAGCAGCACTCCATAAAATTCGTGCTCGGACAGGTAGGCACTTATATCCAATGGGACCCCAGCCGTCCATGGATTAGGCCCAAACCAGACTATGCCATCACAGACCCGCTGGACCGGGTACACAGCCAAAACTCAATGGATAGTTTTCTCTTCCAGGGAGTAAAGGGTAAGATTGCTTTCTTAATGGGCATCCGTGCAGATGAAAGCCTGGTGAGGTTGCAATCCGTTACCAATAAGCGGTATGACAACTATATCACCAGTTCAGACGGCAACCCCAATGTAAAGGTGGTTAAGCCCATCTATGACTGGACGGAGAAAGATATTTTCCGTTATTTCTATGAGAAAGGGATTGATTACTGCCATACCTATGACACTCAAATGCTGGCCGGGCACTCTTTACGGGTGGCTACTCCATTGGTAGCAGAAAGCGCCAAGCGGTTCGGGAACATTCGTATTATGTACCCAAAGTTTTATGAGCAGATCATTTCTATCTGGCCGGAAATGCTGCTGCAGGAGCGCTATTACAAAGACCTGGACCGGGATGCCATCTTTTACAAATATCCACCCACCTGGGACGGCATCATGCAATACATTGATGAAAACATACCGGACGCTGGCCAGCGCAAAAAGTTTAAGGGGTATGTAACTGCCTGCAGAAAAATCAGGGAGAAAACGATGAAGGAAGGCAGCAGTAACCTGGGTGGATATCCAATTCTGCACGTATTCAAAGCCGTGGTATCTGGCACAAAGCAAATGATACAGGCAAAAGTAACCATCACCAAAAAAGACCTGGAATATGAAGGATTATAACGGCTTCACCGGCGCAGAGCGCCAGCGGATTTATGATTTTAAAAAAGCCAATGGCTGCCTGCCAAATGTTTCAGGAGCCTGCTGCAGTGTATGCGGTGGCAAAGGTGGCCAGATCATGGTCCACTGTGAGGATTATTATGATCTGTATGATGGGCGCCCCATCTGCGTGGAGTGTCACATGCTGCTGCACCGCCGGTTTTCCCAGCCTGGTGTATGGATAAAGCACCTGGTCATGGTGGCCCAGGGCTACCGGCCTACTCAGTGGAAATCAGTGGGCGCTTATTTTGGTAGCACAAAGGGCTTCCGGTATAACCCAGATCATTATGCAGATTTTTTGAGAATTGACCCGGCAACCCTGGGCAATGAGTGGTATCACAAACTATTGTTGACCAAAATTGACATGGCACATGGACGTAAAAATCCAATTGATCCGCTTTAAGGAAATCAATTTTCGTAACCTCATGCTGAAGGAGCGTGTGGCCGTGAAAAACCTGCCTGGCACTGTTTATATCGGTGTCCGGGTGAATAATATGCTGGTGGGCGTGGCAGCTTACCACATCAATGGCAATAGCATCCGGTATAAAACAGATTTCATGCTGCCAAACTACCGGGGGCTGGGCTTGTATAAAAAGCTATTCCAGCACCGTGAGCGCCTGGTGATTGACCATGCACACAACAGTATGCAGTCCGTAATTGTCACGGCTTTCTGTACACCCATGAGCCTGCCTGTTTATTTGAAAAACCGTTTCATTGCTGAAAGCGAAAAGAACGGCATCACATTCGTGCGCAAAACAATCATTATATGACCGAACAATTTAAAGACCCTATCAATTCCATCCAATGGCTGCAGGTGGCCAACCTGAAAGCCAATGATTACAACCCGAATGTGGTATTCTCACCGGAGATGAAGCTGCTCAAACTTAGCCTAATGACCAACGGGTGGATCCAGCCCCTGCTGGTATCTGCAGACGGCATCATCATAGACGGCTTTCACCGCTGGTTTTTATCCTCCAATGATAAAGACGTTCAGGCCCGTTACAATGGCCTGGCGCCGTGTGCTGTACTGGACCTTACCCCAGCAGAAAGGATGCTGCTCACGGTCCGGATAAACCGGGCCAAAGGCAGTCACATAGCAGTCAAGATGCATGACCTTATCACTGCAGTACATAAGGAGCACGGCTATTCAGTGCAGGAAATAGCCAAACAGATTGGCGGCACTAAGGATGAAGTGGAACTGCTGCTCAAAGAAAATGTTTTCAAAGCCCTGGATATTGAGAACCATAAGTTCAGCCAGGCCTGGGTACCAAAATAGTAAGTTATGGCAGGTAAGATGCGTCAGGGGAAAAACGGCGGGCAGCTGTACACCCCAGCCAAAGGAGAGGTATTAAACCCAAAGGGACGTCCCAAAGGTGCACTGAGTGCAAAAACCATCATCCGGAAATGGCTGGAAGTAAAGCAGGCGCAAAAAAATCCATTCACTGGTAAGATGCAGAAACTTACCCAGCTGGATATCGCTGTGCTCAAATTGATTGAGAAAGCCCGGAAGGGTGATGTGCAGGCGCTAAACGCTTTACTGGACAGGATGGAAGGCAAGCCCAAACAGGCCATTGAAAGCAGTGGCCCAGATGGGGCGCCGATCTCCACGGAAACAAAGCATGTAGTAGAATTCAGACGGATGAATGGCAAATAATGTACACTTCGTTTTCAATGAGAAGTTTGAGCCCGTGTTCAGCACGAAGGCCAGGTATATTCATGTATGGGGTGGACGTGCCGGTGGCCGTTCGCATTTTGGCACGGATTACTTTCTGTTTCTGATCATGCAGCCCACCTACTTCCGAGGCTGCTTTCTGCGTAACGTTTTCGGTGATATACGGGACAGCTTGTTCCAAGATTTTAAGGACCGGATTGAAGCCAATGGTATTGATGAAGAACTGTTTGACATTAACGACACTAAAATGTCAATTACCTACCGGCCAACTGGCAATACCATCATTTCAAAGGGCTTCAAAAAAACAGCTGCCAACCGGTCCGCAAAATTGAAATCCCTGGCCGGCTTAACCCATGTATTGATTGAGGAAGCGGATGAAAACGGTGAGGAAGATGTGAACAAGCTGGATGATAGTGTGCGGACCAACCGGATTGAGAACATTCAAATTTTGTTCCTGTACAACCCACCGTCAAAAAACCACTGGCTGATAAAGCGGTTTTTCACCCTGCAGGACTGCACGGACCTGGGGCCGGATGGCAAACCATTGCCCTATTACCATGCTGTTCCAATTGAAAACCCAGACGTCCTGATCATCCATACCACCTACCAGGACAATCTAATAAATCTCAACCCCAAAACGGTCCAGAAATTTCTTTCCTACGGTGACCCGAATAGCCAGTTTTACAACCCGGATATGTATTACATAGACGTGCTGGGTATGGTGTCAGAAGGTAGCCGTGGCCGTATTTACAAGAACTGGAAACCGATAACGGATGAATTCTTTGACAGCTTACCCTGGCCATCCTTCTATGGCCTGGACTTCGGGTATAGTGAGGATCCGGTTGCACTAATTGAAATCAAGAGCCATAACAACCGCAATTTTTACCGGGAAACAATTTATGAGGTAGGCTTAACCAATCCGCAATTGGCTGCACTCATGCGCCTGCGAGGCGTGCCCAGGCGTGCCCCAGTATATGCTGACAGCAGCGAACCAAAGTCCATACAAGAACTGAAGGATGAAGGCTTCAATGTAATGGAAGCTGATAAAGGTCCGGACAGTGTGCTGTTTGGAATTAAGCAGCTGCAGTCCATGGAAAACTATGTCACCGTCAATTCAAAAAACATCTGGAAGGAAAACCAGGAATATACCTGGAAGCTGGACAAGGATAAAAACCCCACTGATACCCCTGAGGATAAAAACAACCATGCTAAGGACGGCATACGGTATGGGGTAACCACTCACCGCAAAATGAAGCGCAAAAAGAATATCAAAGTAGGTGCAGTGCCATCTGAACCCAGGCCATCCGGGAAACCCAATCCGCTGGACTGGGTATAAAAAATGCCAGGTGTAGAAACACCCGGCCAGATTCATCATTTAAAATTAAAAACAACAATCAACTCCATAGGCGCCTGGCTAGGGCCAATTTTTTTTCCAGTTCATTCACTTCCTTCTTAGCGTAAGTTAAGCTATAAGAGTGGTCCCGTGAAATAGTGCCGTTTTTAAGCCCCTCGTGCTTTGCCTTCGCTACTTCCAGCTGGTACTCATACAACTCAATACTTTCCGGCATGCTCAGGTTGATGGTGTCTGCTTTGCTGGCCCAGTAGCTGGCCCGGCTGTTATACTCACCGGCTTTCTTCATAAACTGCACCGCCTTATCCATCCGGTTGTGGTTCCGTTCAATCAGTGCCCGATGTCGCCGTTCACTGTGGTGGCCTATCTTAATAGGTTCAGCCAGGCGTAAAAATTCAGCGCCTTCGTTGGAGGCCTGCCAGAATTTATCACTTTGTTTCTCAGCGGTCAGGCTGTACCCCTGCAGGCGCTCAGCTTTGCGCCGTGCCCACTCCTGGACGTTAAAGCCATCTGCACGTACTACGGAGTAGTAATAAAAGCCGTCACGCTCAAATATCAGGTTAAATACAATGCAGTCGTGCTCCTGGCCGTACCTGGTAGTCATGGTAATGGTAGCGCCTTTCTCATGCTGCTGGTCGCACTTTGCTAAAAATACATTAGGGCAATACTTTGAATAAGTGTTCATATACCTGCGTTTTAATTTTGTTACAGCAAAGTAACAGAAACGGAATGATTCACGCAACTTTATTGCAATGTTTTTTTACCTACTTTACCGGACAGTTCGTCCTGAAATACCTTATATAAATCATCATTTGAATAAAGTATTCTATCACCGTAAGCATTTTTTCTCACATCATGCTCATTAAACCATAGATTAATGTCAGAAATGTATTTGAATCCATGCAAGCTGCACCAGGCTGAAAACAGGTGTGCTACCTGGGCGGTAATTTCTGCGTGCTTTATGGATGATACCCTGGGGCCATCCTTGAAGCTAAATACTTCCATGTGCTGCAGTTCAATTTGGTTCATTTCAACTGCTTTAAAAGGTTTGCAATACCCCTGCCATCTTTGATTCCTTTGCCGGTATGCCATCCGGTATAAGGGTAAAGTGTAATGAGGTTGTCATTGTGCCAAAACTGCACGGTGTTATGGTCCTGGAAGTGTATCTGTTTGCCGGCTTTCTTCAGCTGTTCAACGGCATACTCAACTCTGCGAGGTTCCAATTTGTTTCTTAGTTCAACGTAGTCCTTGTGTTCCATCTGGTTTAATTTTTATGATTACGTAATTGAGTGCGGTCGTCAACTATCACATAGTAGCCCAGGGATCTCCACCTGGCAATATGTTCATCAACCTTTGCAAAAAATGCCTGGCCACGGATACCGGTTTCATTCAACTTAGGTCCGATATTCTCACTAATCCAATGGGCAAAAAACTGCTGGCGCCCCAGCTGGTCCGGATGGCTTTCTATGGTAATGATCACCTTCCGGGTGGCCATGATTGCCTTCATTTCATTTTTGATTATGGCATTGCAGTAAGTGAAGCGTGCCCGGTATTCAATCTGCTTTTTTTTCTGCACCGGTGCCTTGTCAAAGATGTTGGCCAGTTTGTTCAGCCTGGCCTGCAGTATCGTAATTCGTTGCATGGTGGTAGTATTGCGGCCCAGGCGTCACCCTGGGCCTGGTTGATTAACTGGCGTTGGCTATTTTGCTTAAAAAGTTCAGATCGTCACGTAAGCTGGCAACCATTGCATTGAGCATCTTTAAGGTTTTCAGATTTTCTTCCAGGCGGTTCAGGTGCCAGTCTCTTTCATTGTAAACAACTGGGGTAACTACCTGGCCAAATCCATCACGGAATGTCATGCTTAAAATTTCATCCTTTGCCTTATCGCTAAACAGGCATGGAGAAGTAACTATCTGCAGCATGGTCCGGCCCTGGTCGTCAATGCCAATGGTGTACAGACTGCCAACCTCAATAATGTTATTGTCCTTGTACATGGCTTTGATATCTGATTTGCAGATTGATTTGTGCGTTTCGCACTCATTCACTATACGGTCAATTACCTCAGTGTAATCTGCAATCATGCGTTTCAGTTCGTCAATGGTCATCGTTGTCATGGCGTTTTCAATTTTGTTACAGCAAAGTAACGTTTGTGAGACCAAACAAACAAATATTTTGCAATCTTTTTTTAATAAAAATGCAATCTTTTTTCTGAATAGCAAATTGATACAGGTTGTCAATTTGTCAATTGAACATACTTGACACTTATGATGGACATAAAAAAAGCCCGGTGTTGAAACACCAGGCATAACCGTAGAAAAACATAAGGCTCACCCTAAACCAATTAGAGGCCTCAAAGTAATTAAATTAATTCAATTCCAATTAAAATAAATTTTACTTTTACTCAACATTAAAGCAATAAAAACGCAATCTTTATGCAAGACCTTCAAAAAAACTATGTGCTCGCAGCGGAAGTGCTGGAAGATGCTATGGATGAAATCAAGGCACTGCTCAGCGACCCTAATTCGCAATTGATCTATGTTGGCATCCATGCAGCCCTGCAGAAACAAGCCAACCGCCTGCACTTCCTGGGAGGTAGCACCCCTAAGCACGGGATAAGTGACCAGGAGTATAAACCCATTACGGAGTTTATGGGTGAGAAAATTGAGCACCGCAAGGAAGTAAACTTTGAGGACTTGGAACCTGGTGAGGCAGACCGTCTGCAGTATGTAGAAAAGGTTAACAGCCTGTATGCCGAACTGCCAACGCTTTCACTGCGTGGTGTGCTGCATAGCATGACCATCACGGATGATATTCTGGTATTGCGTGGAGTTGCAAAGAAAGCCGGCATGCAGGACTTTGAGGATGCAGTAATTACGGAGGAATACCTGGAAAAAGTGGTAAAAGCCATTAATGAGCGCAATGCGTTTGAAGCCCAGGAGAAATCCATCCATGCACAACTGGAAGCGAATAAGCAGAAAGCCGGTGAGGCGCCTGTTATTACCGGTGACAGTACCACTGAGGATGAAGATGACTATTATGATGAAGAAATGATTGACGTGGTAGTCACACAGCAGATTCTTGACATGAACCCGGTGATGGCAGAGCAGGGTATTAAACTGGGTGATATTATCCAGGTAACTAAAGAGGGGGGGCATTTTTTGCACGACGAATTTATTTTCCCGGACGGGCTGGACGATATCAAGCCGAATGAAGCAGCAAGCGCTGAACAGGCAGCTGCAGACAAAGTAGGTAACGAACCTAAGTCCACTAAAAACCGTTCCAGCCGTGCAAATAAAAATCAACAATAAGGTTTTCACTTTCCCCAGCAGTTTATCTGAAATGACACTGGGGCAACGAATAGCATTTCAGCAAGAGCATGGTAACCTTTTGGATGCCATGCTCACCTCTATTTTGGAGATGCCGGAAGGACCTGAGAAACAACTGGAAGTGATGCACTTTCAGTTTGAAAAGATGTTCCGCACGTTCAGTTTTTTTTCCGGCTTCACCGTAGAAGAATTAAAGGCCAGTGAGTTCATTGAGGAAATTGCATCAATCTATTACGCCAACGTGGCCCAGGTCATGGAGCATGAGGCACAGATTGAACTGCAGCCGTCCTACCAGTTTATGGGGGAGGAATGGGTTATTCATCCACCGGAATTAAAGCAAGGTTCAGAAATGACCTTCGGAGAATTTATTGATGCCAAACAGATCATTAAAAACCTGATTGATCTGGGCGCCAGTAAGTGGGAGCAATTGGTATGCCTGGCAGCCATCTATTTCCGGAAGAAAGGGGAGCCGTACCAGGCCAGCTTTATGTATGAAGGCAGTGAGCGCCAGGAATTGATGAAACAATTGCCTATGGATATAGCCCTGGCTGTAGGTTTTTTTTTGAGCAGTTCTGTGAATTTATATCTCAACACTTTGCAGTTTTCTTCCCGAGCCGTGTCCGATCAGATGGCCGTTTCAGTGCAGCCCACTATGAGCGCTATGGCTGGATAAATTTTCTGAAAAGCATAGCAAAAACCAAAGTGTTTGATATCCCTGGCAGCAATATGAACAGTATTGATTGCGCCCGTGCAGCCAGCGCCTTTGATGTACTGCTGTATGCCAGTGAGGAAAAAGAGTTAAACGAGGCCCAGGCATTGGACCAGGAAGCCCAGCTTAATAAACAAAAACGAAAAAAATGAACGCACAATCCCCGAAGCCAGTTATGAACCTGGCAAAAGACATGCAGGACCAACTGGTCACTGAACTCAGTAAAGTACCTTTTACGCATGAGCGCCTGACGCCCGGATGGATGGCAATGGCAAAGAGTGCTTTGCGCAAAAAATCACCGCTTGCCCTGGGTATTCGTATTGCAGACTACAAGGCTATTCTGGAATTGGAAGCCGGTGACCCGGTGAGCATGATGCAGTATAGCATCCTAAACAACAATCTGGAAAACTGCAGCATGCTGGACCTTTCCCTGCAGCTGGAAGCGTACAGTGATTTGATGGAGGACTGTGAGGTTATGAGCGAAGCATGGAATGCTGAAACGCTTGGCCTGCGTAAACAGGTGGAAGCGGATATTCTGGCCAGGTATGAAAATACCGTGGGTAAGCCAGTCGGCGGCATGAAGGCAGTACCTAAAAAAAGTGATGCCTAATGAACCAGCCATTCACCCATATTGAGCGCTTGTTTACGGCTATACTTGCTCAGAGTATAGCCGTACAAGGCCGGTTTAAATTACTGGCCAGGAACGGCGCTGAGTTGAACCAGGACGAAGTACAGGAACTTACCCATGAGTTTGCCAACAATAAAGCAGCTTTCCCGGTGGCAGCTATGCTGACGCCCAGGCTGATCGGAGAGGTAGGCGTATTGAATGACTACAAAGAAGTTTCCATCACCATGTTCTTCCTGGATACTACTCACTACAATGCATCCGGCCAGGTTAAAAACCCGGTACCCCAAACCGGAAAATCTGGTGATGATGCCATTGATGAATGGGACCGAATGGGTAAGGTAGCACTTGACTTTGTTCGTGTATTGATGGACGTTACTAAGCCGGTGAACAACCCAACCAGTAAGTTCAGAGTAAGACAGCAACGGTATTTCATTGACCCGGTTTCATACGTTAGCAGCAACCGCCTTTCAGGTGTACGGCTGCAGTTTACTGGTGAAATCTTTGTGGGCTGTGATATTACCGATTATCCACCAACCATTGAACTGCCAGAATAATGCAAACACCAAAATCACCTATTGTGCCTGATCGGCGCCTGCCTGCACATATTGCAGCAGCTTTTCCGGATGAACAACCAACTGATAAAGTTGATGCAGCCATGCGTGAACAGCTGGCAGCGGAGCGTATGGGTATTACCGTGGCCAGGCTTCGTGAGATCAATGCGTATGCCAGGCAGCTGCGTAGAAAATTCCCTCACATGGCACCACTTCGCCTGCAGCGCAAAGTGTGCGAATATTTCAAAATAAAGCTGGTTGATAATGACACTAAAGCAGATAGCACTGATGATTCCAGCGGAGTATCGCAGTGAGATACTGGAATTGAATATGATTGCCCGTGCTCAGGCCAATAGCCAGGACACGACCATGGAATACCTCATGCAGATATGGGGCACCTATATTGAGCCAGGCAGTCATTTGGATGCAGCCTGTGGGCTATGCAGGGAGCGAATATTAAAAAACTACCGGCAACTGCAGCCGGTGATGGTAGAGTTGAAAAAGCAGGAAAATCTTTTAAAAGCGCTGTGAGAAATAACATCGAAATATTACAGAGTGCCAGGCAGGTGATTGAGCAGGCCATCCGTGAGGAATTGCGTGCCCAGGGCCATTATTTAACCGGTACCCTGGAACGCAGCTTGACGGCAGACTTCAGCCTGGGAAATACTACCATCATGCAAGGGGAAGCGCTTTTTTATGGCCAGATTTTGAATGATGGTGTTTCACCGGCCAGAATACCGTTTTCCGGATCCACCGGGAACGGTGGCACCAGTGCGTACATAGAAGGCCTGAAACGGTATTTCATGCTCAAAGGGCTTTCTGATCAGGAAGCGCTTCGTGCTGCCTTCGCTACTGCTCACGTACATAAGCGGGAAGGTATGCCTTCCCAGGGTAGCAGCCAGTACAGCAGCAACGGACGGCGCCTGAAAGCCATTGAAACAGCCTGGAACGATAGCAGCAGACGGGTGGACCGGGTGCTGGATAATGCTTATCAGCGGGAGATCGATAAAACTTTTATGCAAACCAAAAGTGAAACCATCTAATGGCAATTACCAATGTTTTAGGGCCTGACCCACAAGCGATAAAAAGCGCCTACCGGCCTATCATTTTTGATGTGACTGCACCAGGTACGCCAAAGGTGGTGTATTGTGACCTGTACTTCAATGGCCGGTATTATAAAACCCTCAGCAAAACTCAGTACCATTCAAAAAATGCACTGGGTAGTTATTCTTACTGGAAGTTTGATATTGCTGATGCCTGCCAGGAGTTCCTGCAGAAAGTGCTGGCACCCATAGACAGCAACCTGGTGCAGAATGCTGATAAAGCATTCGTTTGGGTGTATTGCCGATTCAGGGACAGCCAGCTTGATGCAGATGGTTTAATCATTCCGGAGGGACCGGTACCCGTGCAGGGCACAATGGAAGTGGAGCCGGTTGCTGGTGGAGGATATCAAAGCACCGATTTTTTTGTGCTCAATGTGGCATTGAAACACCATCACGAGCCAGAATTGGATGATCATTTGAGCCGGTATATGGCCAGCCCATTTGCAGCCAACTGCTATCCACTGAGCCGTAGGCCTAAGCGCTACCATATTTCCCTGGGGAGTAGTGATTTTTACCCGGTTATTGATACAGAAAACCAGCGGTGCAGCCCTAACCTTCGCCTGAATTATAAGTATTTCGGGCAAAGCACTTTCAGTCAGGCAAACAGCGGCGCCAGTTATGGCTTTATCAATTCTACCGTAACCTCCTTATCCGTGGTACAGATTGGTGAGATTATAAGCCTGAACTGGCAATATACTGGCAATCCCAGCAGCTTCAACGTGCAGGTGGATAGTGGAGTGGTACAGAATACACCAATACCCAGCATAGAGCTATCAGGGCTATCCGTTGGCATACATTCCGTAAGAATTACGCCTATATCTGGCTGTGCTCAGGGTACCCAGTTTACTGCTGATATTACCGTTGATGTAGCTGCAGAATTGTGCTTTTTTGAAGTGTACAGCGTGCTGATTACGCAGACCGGTGCAGATACCATCCAGGTGGGGGCTTTCCTTAATAGCACTCCACCCAGTTTTGTGTATAGTTTAGACGGTGGTCCCAGTGTACCCGTGGCAGGCATACCTTTCACCATAAGTGGCATCACAGCTGGTGGCCATACGTTGAAGTTGACACCTGTTTGTGACGATGATCGTTTTGGTGCAGCGGCCACAACCAGCTTCACCCAGGCGCCAGCGCCTAGCATCACACAAACCAGCAACACGAGCACCGGAGTAGGTGGTACCCGTACACAAGTTTTTTTGATTGGGCCAAACGTGAACCCTGGCAACCGTTATACAGTCGGTGTGTACAGCTATGTTATTACCGTCACAGCCGTGGCCGGAGATACGCCTAGCACCATTGCAACAAAATTGAGGGATGCAGTGAACGGTACTACATTGGCGCAATGGAACTCATTTGGAGTAGCACCAGCGCCTGGCACCAATGGTTATCCACCCACTGCAACGGCCAGCGGAGCGTATTTATCCCTCAAATTAAATCACACGAATTCATTTTCTGCATCTGCATTTATATCCTAAACATGGCAGTTTTAAACTACATACCAAACGGTCCGGCCAATCTGCAAAGCATTTTCCCCTCAGTGGATTTTACAGAATTGGCTGAGTATTTTATTGAGTTAATGGCAACAGATGGCACCACAATGGTCGCCAGGAGTACGGTGAACGTGCTGCACAAGCGGTGCTCAGATACCGTGCGGATCCACTTTGTCAATGGTTGTGGTACAATGGATGCCATTGACTTTGATATACAGCAGCTGCAGCACCAGGTAAAGAGTGAAGAATTTGAAACCCCTGGCACCCATCCGCATGATTATACCCGTCACGGCATTCAGCGCTTTAATATCAAGGCCAATGATGTGTATGAGGGCGTGAACATTCTTTATGGTGAGGAACAGCAGGAATGGCTGGATGAACTCTTTGATAGCCCTATGGCCTGGATAGAACAAAGCAGCCCCTTCACGAATGAGCGCTTTTATCTACCAATTGTCATACTTGATAATGAGCGCCAGAAAATAAAGCCCAATGGCAGGTACCTGTATGAGGTCAAAATACAGTTTAAACTTTCTAATGAAGTAACCACAATCCGGAACTAATGAGCCAAAAAAGCAAATATGTTCGCATAACCATAGACGGCCAGGAAATTGATATTGAGCAGACGGATGATCTGCCAATTGCAATCAGTTACCAGGTGGAGGACGTTAAGAACTTCCAGGAAAAAAGAAGCGCCAGCAGCCTGGATATCACCGTGCCTGCAACTACACTCAACAGCAAATTGAGCAATGGGCTGCACAATCCGGACGTGCTGGACATGACGGAGGATAAGCGCTATTCAAAGCCTGTTCCTGCAGTAATTGAAGCCGGTGGGTATGAATTGCTGGTGGGCAAAGCATTCCGGAAGCGTGCCCGGCACCGCCGTAACCCCATAAGCTATGACTTTGACCTCTATGGTGATAATGCGGATTGGATTATTTCTTTGCGGGAAACTACGCTGTTTGATGCACTGCAGCATGTCAATTTTTTGTTTACCAAAGAGGGCATCATTGACAGCTGGGCATTTGATGGCCGGGACCCTCAATTGCCGTATGTTTTTGCTCCTTTCCGGCATAGCCAAACTATGGATGAAGGGTATAGCAATTATGTGATGGACCCACCGCCAAAAGTGCTGGATTGGAGCATGTCACCACATTATATGCGGCCATCCCTTTCCATTTATTGGATATTGTACTGGGGCTTTAAGCTGGCAGGGTACAAAATAGAAAGCGACTTTTTTGAAACAGATTATTTCCGGCGTGCTGTGACGCCGTGGGTGTATGGTAGTTTTCTGTACAGTGATGGCACCCGGTTGGATAACCTGGATTTTCTGGCCAAAGCAGACAGGGCCGTGGTATTTGAGGATGATTTTGCAGAGCAATACATTGATTGTGAGGTAAGCAATGACAGCACGAATGGCGCCTTTGATAATAATGGTTCCTATGTGTATGATGCAGTCAACCTGGCTATGAAGTGGACCTATTTGCCAGCGTACGACTATGGGAACCTGGATGCAACCTTTCACTTTCAGGCCATTGTTGACACGACCGTGGCAGCGAATAGCCGGAGTGAATTACATATTCATTGGTTTAAAAACGGGGTTCAGTTTCGTGAAACGGAACTGGTTAATCTAAATGCGCCTGTTATTGGGCGCCGTGATCAGGCCGGCACGGTAGAAGATTTTGCCAGCATAGCCGTGGTCCCGGGTGATGTTATCACCGCAAAGGTCCAGCTGTATATGTTCGCCAGCAGCCTGGGACGGGCCAATTTCTCTATTCAGGTGGTGGCATTTGAACTGGATTATTTTCGCATACCCCTGGGCGGGACCATTGACTTTAAAAACTACAATGGCCTGAAGAAACACAAGTTTCTGGACCTGCTGCGTGGTGTGACGGATGCCTTCAATTTAGAGTTTGGTACAGACAGTATTTCAAAAACCGTTCGCATAGAGCCTGCGCATGCGTATAGCTTAACCGGCAATTTGCCAGACCGGACGGGCTACTGGAATGGCCAGACCGTGGACTGGACATATAAGCAGGATTTAAGCAAGGACAGCGTGATTGAGTACCTGGATGAAGGAGAAAGGGAGTTGATTTTTTGCTTCAAAGAAGATAACCAGGATGGGCTTATCAAGATGGTGCAGGACCGGTACAGTTTACGCCTGGCCAGTTCAAAGTACGTGCTTCCAGAAAGATACCAGGCTGGGAAAAAAGAATATGCAAACCGGTTTTTTAGTCCGACTATGCACTATCTGGTGCGCCAGTGGGAGCCAGCAGGTGAACCACCGTACATGGTAGCCATTGTCCCGGAAAACCGATCAGATACCAGTGGCCGTGAAGCGGATAACACCATACAGCCAAAGATGTGCTGGTATAAAGGCATTCAGCCCTATGGATGGGTATTTGATCAGGAAAAGCGTACAGACTTCCCCATGATGTTTGCCGTCAATTACAACCTGGGCGGTGAAAATGACCCGGTGTTTAGTTACTGTGATGAAGCCATCCCAAACAGCACCGGAGGCTTCAATGTGGGCCGTGGCCTGCTGAAACGTTTTTTCTGGCAGCGCCTGGCCAATATGCGAAGGGGTATGATTTATAACACCTCACTCAAATTGAACAATTTTGACGTTTGCAACCAGCGGCACCGGGAGTATAAGCTACTGGGTGGCCATAAGTGGGAACTCATTGCCATCAATAGCTATAAGCCATTAATGGAACAGTCAACGGACTGCGTGCTGCGTTATGTAGAGCCGTTGAGTATTGAAGACAAGGAAGCAACCTTCCCGAGTGATACCAGCGTGCTGGCAGATACATTGACCAGCAACAGCTTTGACCAAAAGTACAAGCCCCTTATTTGTTTAACCACTGATATACCTGCGTAATGGCACAATCACAACTGACAAAAATTTATGAACTGCGGTCCATTGGCTATGAGGAACTGCAAGGCCAGTTAACCAATATCAATACGGCATTTTCTGAGATCAGGAAAAATAAAGAAGCCCTGAATAAGATGGCCGGCAAAGGTAGCCGTACCAGTGAGGAACTGGAAAAGGAGCGCCAGGCTACGGAAAAGCTGCGAGTGGAGGAACAGGAATTGCGTAACCAGCGCTTGAAAATGCAGAATGAGGCCAAAGCATGGGCACTGCTGCAGCAGCAGGAAAAGCAGCGCCTGCAGGAACAAGCCAGGTTTGCAAAAGTAGCTGCAGGCAGTTACAATGAATTGTACTTGCAGTACCGTGAATTGTACAAACTGGTGAAGGCTGCACCAGCTGGTGGCCAGGTGACTTTCCTGGGCAATACCCTGCAGTATGACCAGGCCATTAAAAAGCTGCAGGAGTTGGCAGCAGCAGAGCAAAATTTCCGGCGCCAGTTTCAGCGTGATGGCCTGCTGGTGGGAGAATATACCAGCGGTATCGTGCAGGCATTTAAGTCAATGGGGCTGGATGATCTGATAGGTGGCCAGATAACCAAAGCAAAAACCAGGTTGACAGACCTCAATTCAGAGTTTAATAAGCTGCAGCAGGAACTTTCTGAAACCAAAGTGGCCGGTGATGGTAGCCTGCAGGCTATTGAACGCATGCTCATTGAAAACCGTAAGGAAGCCATTGCACTCACCCAGCAGGTAGGCAAATTAGAAGCAGAATTCAGGGGCACTGGTGATGTGGGTAATCAAATTACGGCCAGCCTGGCAGCTGGCTTCAAAGATGCTAAAAACCAGCTGAGTAATTTCGTGCTGGGGTATGTAGGTTTTCAGGCAGCCCTGGGCGGTGTACAGCGTGCCATTGACCTAAATGCAGAATTGTCCGATAAGTTTGTGGACCTGCAGCGGATTCTGGGTATTACGGAGGAAGCGACCGCCAAAGTGGTGAACAGCTTAAAGCAGATTGATTCCCGTACCTCATTGCAAGGGCTCACGGATATTGCCATCATAGCAGCGAAGGCCGGCGTGGCAGCGGAAGATATTGACGGGGTGACGGCTGCTATTGATCAGCTGGTACTGGTGGCCGGTAAGGAACTGGGTGACGTAGAAAAATCAACGGAGAGCCTGGTAAAACTGGTGAACATCTTTTCGGAAGATGGCAAAGTAACAGGTGATGCCGTTCGTTCAATAGGTAACGGACTGGTGGAACTGGCCAATGCTGGCGTGGCATCCGGTGGATTCCTGATTGATTTCTCCCAGCGTTTGGCAGGTGTGGCCGGGACGGCAAACATTAGCCTGGATTCTGTGCTGGGACTGGCTGCAGGATTTGAAGAACTGGGCCAATCCAGTGAAGTTTCCAGCGGCGCCGTGGTACAGGTATTAAGTAAGATCGGCCAGGACGTTCCAAAGTATGCAAAGCTGGCCGGCAAGTCCGTGGAGGAATTTACGCAAACCTTGCGAACAGCGCCTCAGGAAGCACTTTTGCAGCTGGCTGAGAACCTGGGCGGTAATGGTGGTGCCTTTGATGAACTGAGTAAAAACTTTGCAGATGCTGAGGCCCGTGGCATCCGGGTAATTCAAACCCTGGGTGTTTTGGGTGCGAATGCAGATACTTTCCGGGCAAAGATCAAACTGGCAGGCGGTGCCCTGGCAGATACCAATGCGATCGTTGACGGCGCCAACCAGAAACAGCAGACGTTTGGAGCAACCGTGGATAAGATCAGGAAACAGTTTGAACTGCTGGGTAATAACAAAGCCGTGCAGGCGCTGATGCTGGCCGTAGCTGGTTCCATATCCTTGCTGATTGCCAACCTGCCTACATTGCTGGTATTATTGGGGGCACTCGCCGTGAATTGGGCTATCCAAAATGCAAACCTGCTTTTACTCAATGCTTCCATGATCGGGTATAACCTGCTCATTGCCCGTAACTACGTGCTGATGGGTTTGCTTACTCCTTTACTGGTAGCCCAAAAAATTGCATTGTTTCTGCTGAATGGAGCCTATACACTGGTGACGGCTGCAGCCAGTCGTTTCAATATTGTTATCGGTCGGACACCACTGGGGCTAATCTTAACAGGTATCACCTTGCTCACTGCTGCTACGGTGGCCTATGGTAACTCATTAAATGCAGCCAGCAACCGACTGAGGGAACAAAACAGGCAGGCCCGGATAATGAATGAACTGCAGAATGAAGCCAGAAAATCCGTCACAGAAACCATTGCAAAGGAGCAAACTTACCTCAGCATCATCCGGGATAATACCCTGGCGCTGGGTACCCGTCAACGGGCGCTGAATGAATTAATTGCACTTAACCCAGAATACCTGAAAGGCCTGACCCTGGAAAACATTGAAATGGATAAAGGGCGTGCTATTCTGGAAAAGTACAATGAGGCACTGTATGCGAAAGCCCTGGCTGAAGCTGCTGCAGCGAGATCATCCCGGGAGTTCCAAAAGCTGGTAAGCCTGCAGACACTTCAACAGGATGTGCAGTTCGCATTAAAAACCGGCAAAGGGCTGGACCTTTCTGATATTGATACCGGCATATTGGACCAGCTGGCAGAAACCACTGACACCCCATTCCTTAACAGTTTATTCCTGGCAGCGGCCAAAGGTATAGGTGCCAGCCTGGACAATGTTAGCCAGCTGAGGGACTTGGATAAGATACTGCAGGCAAACATCAATGAGCAGCAGCAGATTGTCAATGATGTAGAGAAAAACAAACTGCTTATTGACAAAGCGCTGGGTAAGCCTACAACTGATAAAAAAACCGGTGGCGGTAGAGTGGTGACGGATGAAGAAAAGAAAACGGGCAAGCGCCGGGCTGATCGGCTGGACGTTGATATACAAAACCAGTTTAAGGACATTGATGCTTTGCGGGATGAAGCCCTGGCCAAAGAAAGACAGCGCCGGTTAAAGGATGAAATTGACGAGGAAACCTACCTGCGTAATATTCTGGTGATCAACCAGCAGGCGATCGATAAAAAGCTGGCCCTGCTGAAAGCCCGGAACAGTGAGGAACGTAAACAGTATGCAGAGTTGAGCCTTAATAGGATTGAGCAAGAGCAGGAAACCAATGAGGCCATTTTCAAGCTGCGTGAGCGTGCTGCCAGACAGCTGCTGGATGCAGAAACCTCCCAGGCAGAATCATCTGCGACTGTAAGCCTGCAGGATCCTAATCTTAGCAGCCAGGACCGTGCTGGGATTGAAGTAAGTAAAACGGAAGCCATACTGGCAGCCCAGGTGAAGTTCAATGAAACGATTGACCAGCTGGAAAAAGAGTTCACCCAGATAAGCCGGGAAAATGCTGACAAGCGCAAAGCGGCTATCCTGGCCATTGAAGCTGAACTGCGTGCTGATCGAATTGCCCTGGCTACCAGCCAGCTGCAGGATATTGACCGGGCTGAAAAGCGCCAGCTGACGGAGTACGAGATTTATTTCAGTAAAATACGCCAGGCCATTCTGGAAAATGATGAATTGACGGAGGAACAGCGGAAGTTTAAGCTGGATGAAGTCAACCGTACTGAAACCCGTACCATACTTTCCGCTGAGTTGGCAAAGCTGAACATTGAAGTAGCCAAAAAGAAACAGCTGCTGCAGCAAGGCTTAATCAGTCAGGATGAATACCTGGATGCTGTAAAGCGCCAGCAGCAAAAAGCGGAGGAACTGGCTGCAGATTATACACTGCCAGATGCACAGCGTCCGGAGATCAATGGCGTACAGGGTGCCCTGCAGATTGGAGTAAGAAAATTATCCGGCTTTAAAGCTGGCAGCAATGAGGATAAGATGCTGGCAGATGCCATCACAGCGTCATACAACCTGGCTACTGATGCAATGAACGGTTATTTTGATGCAGAGCGTTCACGGATAGAGGATAGTTTGAGCTTGGCCATTGAACGGCTGGATATTGAGCAGGAACAGGTGATGAACCTAGCCAGCAGTAAAGCTGAACAGGAAGCTATTGAAAAGCAGTATGCAGCAAAGAAGCGGAAGCTGGAACAGGAAGCGTTTGAGAAAACAAAGGAAACCAAACGGAAGGAGGCAAAGATTGCTTTCTTGATGGAACTGGCCAATATCTGGTCCAGCGTGTGGTCCATTGGTAACCCTATTGTAGCTGCCATCATGGGGGCCGTGCTTTCAGGCCTGGCCATTGCCCGGTATGCCAATACGGTGAGCCAGATCAATCAGCAAAAATTTGAATTCGGTGGTAAGCCAGGTGATGTGCCTACTCAGGGTGGTAAATTCGGTGGCCAACCTCATAGCAAGGGTGGCACCCCTTTCACCTTCAAAGGCCAGTCATACGAGGCTGAGGTAGATGAATTAGCGGTTATCCGTACCCGTAATGCACCGAAAAACCGGACGTATAATATCAGCGGCACTCAAAGCCAGATAGCCAGCAAATTAAATGAACTGGGTGGTGGCGTGGCATTTGACCGTGGCGCCAGGCTGAACAAATTTGAGTATGGTGGCCAGGTAGGCGAGCGTCTGCAGGCACCGGTATTCGTTCCATCTGCAGTATCACTGAGTGATGCAGCAGGCAACCAGACAGCTGAGATATTGGACACCATGCGTGAGCAGGCAATGGCTATTCAAGCGGTATCTAACCAGGTTCGCACCCTGCAGGTAGTGCAGCGCACTTCCACCGTAACGGAAGCCCAGGACAAAGAAGTTAAGCAAATTAAAACAGGCACTTTATGAGTGATCAGAAAATGACCATACTGGACCGCCAGCTGCAGGAAATTGCCATGAGCAACTGGGCGCAATTTGTTGCCATCATTGGACCGGATGCTGTTAAAAGTGCGAAGGTGTGCCTGCTCAGGCAGAAACAAGCCAGCTATGCACAAATAAGTATCAAGCTGGGAGTGACGGAAAATCAAGCCCGGTATGCCTGCCAAAAATGTGAGGAAAAGGGGGTGTGAATTTTTTGCACCCTTTGAATTAAAATAATTAAAAAAGTATTAATTCAATACTACATTTGAATTGTCAACTATGAAAAAGACACTACAAGTTTTCAATTTTGCAGTACGGAACCAGACTGATGATACGCTGGAAGTTCACATTGACGGCGATATTGTGGACGCCAGTACCCAGGAAATTCTGCGGAACTGGTACGGTGACGAAACCAGCGTTTCATTCAAATCCTTACGGGACAAGCTGCTGGCCAGCAATGCCAAAACCATCAACATCTATGTAAATAGTCCTGGTGGTCATGTGGGTGACGCAATGGCTATCCATGACCTGCTTAAAGACATGCAGGCCAAAGGGAAAACTGTAAACACGGAAGGCCGTGGCATTATTGCGAGTGCTGCGACCTACATACTTATGGCTGGCAACAATCCAACCATGAGCGCTAACAGCTGGTTCATGATCCACAATGTTAGCGGGGGAATTTACGGAGATGTGAACACCATTGAAAACTATTCCAAGACCCTGAGGAAATTCAATGATGCCGTCCGTGACTTCTACGCATCGGCTACTGGTATGCGTAAGGAGGATATCACAAAGTACATGGATAACGAAACATGGTTCACTGCTAATGAAGCAAAGGAAAAGGGCTTCATTAAAAACGTCACCAGTGATGCTGTGTTCAATTCTGTTATCAAGCCAGAAAGCTGGCAGTTTTCCAATACCGCCGTCCTCAATGCCTACAATAAAGCCGTACAGGCGCCTATTCCGGAGGACGAAAACACCAAGTCTTTAATTAAAAATCAGTTTTCTGAAATGAAAAAGTTTTTTGAGCAGATGCTTAATGCCATTAAAGGCATCCAGCCTGCAAACACTGCCGAAGGTGGTGCCCCTGTTAATCTGGCTGAGCAAATTGCCAACACTATGCAACCTCATTTTGAGAGCCTGGCCACTGAAATTGAAACCCAAATCAGCAACCAGGTGAGCCAGCAGCGTGAGCAACTGGTGAAGGACGTTACCACTGCAGTAACTGATTCATTTAAGGAAACCATCACCAACCTGCAGACTGCAAATGAGGACTTAAAAAAAGAACTCACTACGCTGAAGGGTGGTAAAACCCAAAGTGAAAACAAGGATGATAACACCAGAGCAATTGGTGGATTCCGTAAGGCTTAATTCATCCGTAATCCGTAACCCGAATTTTTAATCTGTAAATTTTTTTCCAAATGGGAGCTCAAGCAATAGACAACAGCAACATGCTCAATTACCGGAACTCAGCGGACCTGGCTGGTTTTACACCATCCGTTGGAATCGTGTACAATGCCGGTGCAAACACAGTGGTTTTTACTGATGGAAGTACCATTCCTGCAGGTGACACTTTGAAGAAAGTGCGTGTCCGTGTAACCGACAATTTTGGCGGTGAAGTTCGTGACACAATTACTGTAACCGGTGCCCCTGGTGCAAAAACTGTAAGCACCGCAGGATTGAACAGCGCTGAAGGCCTGAATGTGATGGCCACTGTTATCACTTCCAACGGTATTGTGGCAGATGGTTCAATTTTCAAGATTGGAGCAGCTGGCAATATCAGTCGCTGGGATACTCAAAAAAATGCGTAACCAGTAAAGAAACCCGATTCTAAAATTCTTTAATCAATATCCATGTTTCAAACATTTGCAATTGACAGCCTGGCGTTTCATGAGAGCATCATTGCGCCTGCCTTCGCTGATATTATTCCTCAGGGCTTTCCGTACACCGGCACCCTGAACGAATTCACGTTGATGGATAACGTTGTTTCCAAACGTCCTATCATTGACATTCGCCGGACCGCTAACATTTTACAGCGCCGTGACGCCAGTTGTGATATCAACTACAAGAAAGTAGTGGGTGCCAGCACCAGGCAGATCAGTGTTGATGAAGTGTATGGTGCAACCCAGTTTTGCCGTAACGAGTTTTATAAAGGCGCCCTGAAAGATTGGCGGAATAACGACCCGTTATTCGGCAACAAAATCCTGCCATATTTCCAGCAGGCAGTTATGCTGGACGTGGCCAGTAACAGCTATTTCGGAGACGTTGATCGTGTGGCACCTGTGAATGCACAGTGGTCAACCAGCATCTTTGACGGCGTGTTCAAGTGGATTAAGCGCTATATAGCTGCTAACGTAATTCCTGCAGCGCAAACAGTGACCATTGCGGATGGTACTGATTATGCAGCTGCTGGTGGTCCGGCTGCAGCATACGGCCTGATTAAATCTTTGCATGACAAACAAAACCAGCTGATGTACAGCTTTGCTGACAATCAGAAGGCTTTCTATGTGAGCAAAGAAATTGCCAGCGCCTATGAGGATTATTTGATTTCTGTGGGCCTGGAATCATCCGGATATACCCTGCTGGAAAGCGGTATCAAAACCCTGGCATACAAGGGTATTCCGATCATGGTTGAACCCATTTGGACCCCAATTATCAGTGAGATCAAAGGATCAGCTGGTTATGCAGCCATTCTCACCCTGCGTGGAAACTTTGTTTTCGCTACGGATGCAGAATATGGTGAAGGTGAGGACGGCAAAACCGCACTGGAAGTGTGGTATGATCAGAAGGAAATGCAGTGGTATTTCCGGATGTTCCTCAAAGCCGGTACTCAGATAGCACTGCCTGAGCACATGGTAGTAGCAATGACCGCCTGGACGTAATAAAACGTCCAGGGGTTTCCCCATAAATCAAGAAATCCAATTTTTAAAAATTAAAGATCATTCAAAATGACTTGCGTTCAATTACAAAGCTATAACCGGGCCTGTGGTGGTGTTACAGGCGGGCTTTCTGATATACTGATTTTTGACCCGGCTGATTTTGATTTCACCCAGGCTGCACCTGTTTCTGGTGTTCAACAACCATACACAGCGGTAGCCCGTGCTGCAGGAGTTTCCAATACAGCTGTATTTTATCCTGTTAAATTTCAGGAGAAAGAAGCTGAGCGCCTGTGGGCACATACCGTAACCGGCTGCTCGGTAAAATACGAGCATACCGTTAACGCTCAGCTGCCTCAATTGAGCCAGGGGCTGACCACCTTCCTGCAGTCCCTGGATGCAGCCGGTTGTTGCTGCGGCCTGGGCCTGATCATTCGTCACAATGATGGAAAAATCTTTGTGATGGGTGAGAAAATTGTAAATGCAGCCAGCATTCCAAAATTCAGCGTGAAGATGGAAGGTTCAGATGGTACGTCCGGCAAACTCTTTGATGATTTCAACGGTGCAAACGTTGTTATCAAAGGTGAGTATTCCCGTGACCTGTTTGAATATACTGGTACCTGGGCCAGTTTGGAAGCCCTGCTGGTGCCTGGTGCTTAATCTTTATCATCATGGTAAAAGTAAAAGATCAATACCTGGCCACTGTTATCGCATTCGGTAAGAGTGGCCAGGCTTTAAGCCAACGGTCACAGGATGAACTGAATGACCTGGCCATACTGGCATTGCAAAGCAATAGCCCGTCACTGCTTCGCTTATTTGAAGATCCACTGCCAACACTGGATGAATTGCAAAAAAGCAAGTTGGCAAAAACACTTCCCAAAGTAGAGGCAGTTCCAACTGATAACGCTTTAAAGATTGACACCGATGACAGCACAGAAACCAACCCAGCAAAAGAAGCGCCAGCCGGTGCAGCAAAAGAAGGCAACAAAGCCGGTGTCAAACAGCGTACAGATAAGCGCCAATAATCCAATCCCCTGGGATATTGGGGGCCGTACATTTTCATTCGTCAATCAATCTAAATACCTGCCTTTCCTGGGGGCTGAGGACAATTTTGGGACCATCTTACTGGAAGCCCGGTTATTGAGCACCACTCAGGGCGCCTGCATTAAAACAAAGCGTGATTATTGCGCTGGTACTGGCATGGTTGACATGGAGGGCAAGGGCCTCCCGCCTGCGTTTATAGAGATGCTTAAAGGCATGAACCTGAAAAATGAGGATTGCGTTGAAGTAAACAAACAGATTTTTGAAAGTTTCTTCACCTATGGTAATTCGCCTATTGAAATAGTGCGCATGACTGTAGCTGGTGCCAAAAAACTGTTTGTGTATGTTCACAACTTTTTGGAGTGGCGCCTGATGGAGCCGGATGAAAATGGCATTGTAAGAAAGGCCATTCATTCAAAATTGTTTTTGCGTCAGGGGCACAGCCTAACAAAGGAGCAAATTGAGAAAGCCAAACAGCTGCCATTGTATAACCCCACGATGCCAGAATCAGAAAACTGGTTGAAAGATGAAAAAGGTGCTGAGCGGACCATGATCTGGTATAAGAATTCAATGGCTGGTTATGACCATTATGGCATGGCTTCCAGCGTTTCTTCGCTTATTTACCAGGTATTGGAGTACAAGGGTGCCAGGTATAACTTGGACAATTTTGAAAACAATATGGTGATCGGTGGAGTGCTGGCATTAAAGGGCAACCTGGGCCAGGGTGAAGCGACCCGTATTGGAAAAGATGTAGTTAAAACGCATACCGGTGACGGTAAGCGTGGTCGTGTTATGGTAGTGGCCAGCGAGGAAGGTATTGATGGCAGTGACTGGCATTCCTTTGATACAACAAAGGACGGTAGCTACCTGGAAAGTGACGACCGTTGGTCGCAAAAGATCATTCTGGCTAATGAATGGGATGCTGTGCTGGCCGGTATGGTAAGTAATAGCAGCCTGGGAAAAGGCAGCGGATTTCTAAGTAAAATTTTTGAGGTTAAGCAGCTGAACGTAATTGGTCCAGCGCAAACCCATCTGATCAATAATGTGTGGTCACACATTCTGAAAATTGCCGGTGAGTGGTTAGGCTTCCAAACAGATGGTATTTCATTGGCCATCAAAGGAACGGCTATGATTAACAGCTTACATGAGGTTGATATCGCAACCGTGGCAACTGTTAATGAAGTGCGTGAAGCCAATGGCCTGCCAGCTGATGATTCAGCAACTGGTAAGAAGTACCTGCACGAATTAAAGGCGGCAAAGCCTGCAAATACAAAGGAGGTAGGTGATGCATAAAATAAACAACCTGCAGCGGCCTGTATTGATTACTACGGATGAAGTGATCTTCCATGCGCACAAAGGTCATACCCTGGATCCGGAAATGATTTCCAATGCCATAATTATTGCGGAAGAAAGATTCGGCAGGCAAGCCCTGGGCTATGACTTTTATGAACACCTGGTCAATCAAAAGAATACAGTGGTGACCGCTGATAACCTGGCTGATCTGCAGACAAAAGTCAATGCAGACAAATATCCAGGCGCTAGTGATGTGACACTGCAAGCCGGTATGATCGTAAATGCAGCAGAGTTTCTCAATACTGCCAATCAAAACCTTTGGAAACAACTGCTGTGGAAATTCATTGCAGAGTGCGTTATGCTGGTGGCGCTTCCGGAGGGCTTTGTGCAATTCACCAGCGAGGGCGCTGTACATAAACAGGCCCAGGGTGGCGCTATGACGCCAGCAGGCACCAGTGTAACCCCTGGCCTGGGTTCCATGAAGTGGGCAATGGATAAGAAGCTGATGGACCGGATTGACCCATTGCAGGAAGCCCTGCACGTTTGGCTGTGTAAAAATTATGCAGACTATCCGCTGTATAGAAAACCGTGTGATTGTTCTGCTGATGGTACCCCATATAAACGCAAAACCAATCTTGTCATGGGTATCTATGACGAAGATGAAAACTGTGGATGCTATGATTAAATGGTTATTCCGGGTTATGGTCGGCTGGGGCCGTAAACTGAAGTACATCGATACCAGCCCGGCACTGGATGCACTTTCTGAATTGCGTTTGAGAACCTGTTCAAAATGTGGCCATTCCGGCACCAGTAAAATACTGCAATTGACAGACAGCGGAGGCGCCTATGAAGATGTTATAAGCTGCAAAATTTGTCATTGCCCGTGCCGTCAAAAAACATTGGTAATTGAAGAAAAATGCCCAATCGGGCGCTGGTAAGCTATGGGTGGATATTATGATAATGGATTTTGTAATTGCGACTACGTTGATACTACCGTCAAAGTAAACGGTGGCCTGTATAACCATTACAAAAATCATTGTGTATGTCCAACCACTGAGGTTTACTTGCCATTGAAAGACCTGGAAGGGGATGATGTACCAGGCTATCCCGTTGATGTATATAATGTCAATGAGGAAATGATTGGCGTAGCCAATAATAAAAACCAGTATATAACCGTATGGAACAGCGATCCTGATAACCAATTGATTGGCACCCTGGAAAATTTAATCGGCCCCATGAGTTTCAAATTAAAATTGAACCGTGGCCAGACAGCACCGCCTTATGTAATAGGTGTGTACACCGGGGTAGTCGAAGAGCAGAACGTTTATTCAATTGTTTATTCAAACATTTATTACTAATGGCAAAGATTTCAGCAATAAAGGGCCGGAACAATACAGTTATCAGAACGAAAACAATGCCCAGGAGCATCACGCCAACACAGGACGCTGACCTGCGGGATGAACTGGCTGATGAAATTCGTAACCGTGGTATCCTTCAGGTCGATACTACTACTCAATTGATGGACCAGGAGGGATCAGATACTTACAAAGTTCTGGTTAAGGATATTGGTGTATTTGTATGGAAGTCAAGCGGTGTGGCAGATAATATAAATTCATTTATTGCTGCAGGTGGTGGTATCTGGGAGAATGTTTTTCCATCCGGCAAGAAAGAAACCTTTGTTGAAACATTACAAACAGTTGCAGCCTTAAAAGCAAAAAAAGGCAAGCCGTTTAATATTGTTAGGACACTTGGATATCATACTGCGTATGATGGCGGTGGGAATTTATATTACTGGGATGAATCCAGTACGGCCACTGATGATGGTGGTTCTGTTATTCAGGTGACAGGTGAGGCTACTGGGCGGTACATTGCAATGTTTAATGCAACTGAAGTAAGCATCAAGCAATTCGGGGCCAAAGGTGATGGCGTAAATGATGATATTGATGCAATTGATAAGGCGACTTCCTACTGTTCAATTGGCAGATCATATACTTTATTTTTTCCTAGAGGGACTTACAGAATTACCCGGCAATGGTTAATTGGTTTTCGTATTTTATCTGAAGCGGAACTGGCTATAGGATATTGGTGGAGCAGCCCTAACTGGACATTAGTGGGAGAAAATACCAATAGAAGGCCATTCAATATAGTTGGTGAAATGAACACCAGGATTTTCGGAGATTTTGATGCAGCAGAATTGCGTGCCGTTATTTATATCAACATAAGAAGAAATCCAGCAAACCTTTCTCCTAACCGTGACCAGATGGGCGTTTCAATGAAAAACTTCATTATCTGTGGTAAAAATACGGTCAATTCTAGCGGCGTGCTCACATCACTGCAAGACAGGCAATCCTCGCTAAATCAACTGGGTATTCTCGCTGTTAATGGTATTGGGATGAAGTTTGAGAATATCATGTTCCAAAATATGCAGCGAGGATTTTTACAAAACGCTTGCTACAATACCAAAATTGATAATATGGCCGGCCAGAAACTCCAATATTTTTACCATGAATTTGGTTCAAACACTGGTGAAAGGTCAAACATGCACGTATTTAACACTGCAGAGGATGAAATTGCCTACAATGTTAATTCAACAATGGTTATTTTTAATGGCATGTGGGGAGAAGGCCCAGGAACGATATTAAAATGTACGGGACAGGGCATTGTTATTAATGGATTATACACTGAGGCACATCAAAGAAATATCAGTACAACTGCTTTTTGTCTCGATTTTGAGGGGTGTGATTATGTATGCCTAAATGGGAGTTTTGTAGCGACCTCATACCCTGATAATTCATATGCTCCTGCAGTAAGACTAGGGAATACGGCCAAATCTGTGACTTTTAATTCTTCGCGAATACTGGGTAACATAACCACTTCCACAGCTGGTGTCAATAAACTGGTTTTCAATAATGCTATATGGGCAGCCGGCACACTTACTGGTCCAGTTAAGCCATACTATCTAAATGATGCTCCTATTTTGAAAAGCCTGACAGTAGATAGTCTGATTACAGCAATTGACCATTTAGAAATAAATGCCATTACTGGTAAACAGCTAAGACTCAGGCATAATAATGTAAATAAGGCTATTGTAAATGAATACGGAGTAAGTATAGCAGGTAGCACAGCAATTACAGATGCTAATACAGTTTTTCAAGTAATTGGAGGTCAAAGGTATGCTGGAACTAGAATTTTTGGAGCAGCAATCGAGCACGTTTCTGATTGGTTCAATATTAATCTTACAGGCACACAGGACACTTTTTATATAAATATTGGTAATTATACTGGATTTAGCTCAAATCGATTATCATTTGAGATTGAATTAGAGGGGGGATATGTTACTTCAAACCCAATCAGTCTTGGGAAACTGGTAAAAAGATTTATCCCATTAGTTACCTCAGGCGGGGCTGCAGTATCTAGTTCAATAAATTCTATTGTATGTGATGAAGGTTTAATGAGTTCTGTTTTTGCAATTGGAAATTTAGAAGCTGCTGGTAGTGGTATTTTAAGAGTACCCATTAAAGTGCTAACTGGAATTACTGGCACTGAAAAAAGAGCATCAGTAAGGGTAAGGCAGTTTACATGGAGTAGTGTCAATTCTCAATTTGTTTCATTTTCTAGCGGTGGTGCGGCAACTACTGGCATATTCGGTACTAAGGAGTTCATGAAATTGCCTGCAAGAATTGAGGCCCCTGCAGGTACTGCTGCAGCTGGCGGGGCCCCTATCAAATTTAATTTAACCGGTGCTTTGTTAACTACTCCGGAAGCTGGTGCAATTGAAGCAGATAATAACAACATCTATTTCACCAATAATGCCGGTACCCGTTTAAAATTAAATAGTCAGGTGTCACAGCAAATAATTGCATCTTATACAGCTGATGATGAAAGTGCAGCCTATTCTGGTATTGATAATGCTCAGACGGGGGCAGTGTATGCAGCACTGGCTGATGTAAACAACCTTAGAACAGCGTATGAGAATCTCCGTTCATCATACGAAAATCTTAGAAATAAACTTATTGACAGCGGATTGATTTCATTTACCTAATACTCATTTGAAAATGTCACCGGAGGAAAAAACACAGTTCGTATCGATGCAAAATGATATTCATGACATCAAGAAAAAAGTTGATGGCATGGGTACCAATCTTGAAAAAGTATTGGGTGCCCTAATGGGAAATGATTTAGCCAAAGACGGTGGATTAATTGCCAGAATCACAGAGTTGGAAGAGCAAAACGAAAGTATTCTTAAAGAGCTTGAGAGCCTAAAAGCAGATCGGGCAAAAAAAGATTGGTATTTAAATCTCCTATGGACAGCTGCTGGATTTATTGCTGCAGCAATCTTTCAGTTTGTCCTGGAACACATATTGAAAAAATGAGACTATTTCTGATCATATTATCATCGGTCTTTTGGTTCACTTCATGTAAAACACCTGACTTAACCAGAAAAGAAAAAAAAGCCATCCGAAAGATTCAGCAATCCCAGATTGCTACAGATAGCCTAATTCGATGGTATGTAAAAACCTATCCCCAAAAAAACGATACTACCTATCGGGCAGGAAGGGATACTACCATACTTAAAGACACAGTCATTTATGACAGCGTATTCGTACCCGTTGCAACCCACTACCGACACAAGGAAATTCACTACAAGGATCGATTGGTACGGGACACCATCGAAATAATTGATAAAAAATTTGTGCAAGCTTTTGAAAATCGTCTTCAGGCGTTGGAAGGGAAAATAACTATGCTGGAGCGCGATCGGGATGTATGGAAACACAAAGCTCAAAACAGGCTTTGGATTATGATTGCTGCTATTGCCATATGTTCAGCTATTACCTTTTTTGTAGTCAAGGAGAAATTAAAATCAAAAATCCAATCAACATGAAAAAAATAAAATTCTATCTACAACTATGGGACTTTGTCTGGTCTGTACCCCTGGCCATCTTCACCTTTCTATTATTCAGCTTATTTGGTCATTTGATCTTTGGAGATGGCTTTGCCGGTTATGACCCGGCATTCATCCAGGCCGCAATTTATGCAGGGC